CGTTTGGCTTTGTTTTTGGAAGACGTGCGTACTGCTGTAGGTATGCCATTACGCATTAGTTCTGGTTATCGCAGCCCCGAAGTAAACCAAAAAGTTGGTGGAAAATCAACCAGCCAACATTGCAAAGGGGTCGCCGCAGATCTCAAAGTAAAAGGCATGACACCTGACCAAGTTGTCAGAGCAATAATAAAAGCAGGGTTACCATACGACCAGGTAATACGTGAATTTGATAGCTGGACGCACGTTAGTATATCGAATACAAAAGATGAAAAGCCCCGTAAAATGGCGCTAATTATTGATAAAAATGGGGCAAGACCATTCCCTAAGTCTGAGGCTTAAAGATGCCATTACAACAGCTACAATTTAGACCGGGCGTAAATCGTGAGGGTACTACTCTTGCCAACGAGGGTGGTTGGTTTGACGGCGATAAGATACGTTTCCGCTCTGGTTACCCTGAGAAGATTGGTGGTTGGGAGTTATTATCTTCTGCTACATTCCAAGGCACATGCAGATCACTCTGGAACTGGGTCAGCTTAAACTCGTTTAACTTAATGGGTGTAGGCACTGAGCTAAAGTTTTATATTGAGTATGGTGGCACTTATTACGACGTAACCCCTATTCGTAGAACTGTAACTTTAAATAATCCATTTGCTACTGTATACGACTCGCCAATTGTTACTGTTACTGATGCGGCTCACGGTGCTATTACCGGCGATTTTGTAACCTTCTCTGGTGCGACTACCGTAGGCGGACTTAATTTAAATTTTGAGTACGAAATTACGTACGTTGATACCAATACTTATACGATTACTGCATCATCTCTTGCAACGAGTACGGTAGCTGCTGGTGGTGGGGCTTCTGTTTCTGCTGCGTATCAGATCAATAACGGTACTAACGTTGGCTCTTACCAAGTAGGCTGGGGTGCAGGTCTATGGGGTGGTGTAATTACAGGTGCTGCGCTAAGTCAGTTAAATGGTGCTATTAACAATTCTGTTACTACGGTAGTAGTAGATTCAACCACAGGCTTCCCTGCCGCTGGCACTATCCTTATAGATTCAGAATTAATTACTTATACAAGTAAAACAGGTACAAACTTTCTTGGGTGTACTCGTGGAACATTTGGTACAACCGCCGCATCCCATTTAGATAATGCCCTGACATATAACGCTACTAACTATTATGGTTGGGGTCAGTCTGCGTCTCAGACATCTAATACTCAGTTGCGTCTATGGAGCCAGAGTAACTTTGGTGAAGACTTATTATTTTCTCCAAGACAAGGCGCAATATATCTGTGGCAACCGGGTACTGGGTCAAGTCCAAATGTCACTACAAGAGCTACGTTAGTTTCTGGTACAGATGTACCGGCTTATATAAACGACATTATGGTGTCGGACTCTTCACGTATTGTTATTTGTTTTGGCTGTAACGACTACGGCGCATATGGAACTACTAACCAAGACCCACTGTTAATACGTTGGTCTGCGCAAGAAAGCTATACCGACTGGACTCCAGACGCAACGAATCAAGCAGGTAGCTACCGTTTATCTCACGGCTCAAGAATTATTGGTGCGCTACAAACACGTCAAGAGATTGTTGTATGGACTGATGCCGCTATTTATTCTATGCAGTATTTAGGACCTCCATACGTGTGGGGCTTTACTTTACTTGCAGATAATATTTCTATCGTCTCTCCAAATGCGATGGCTACAGCTAGTGGTGTTGTGTACTGGATGGGTGTAGATAAGTTTTATGTGTACTCTGGTCGTGTAGAAACATTGCCATGCTCGGTGCGTACTTATATTTATGACGATATAAATCGTGAACAGTTCTCTCAGTTCTTCTCTGGCACTAATGAGGGGTACAGTGAGATATGGTGGTTCTATTGCTCTGCTAATTCAAACGTTATAGACCGATATGTAATATTTAATTATCTTGATCGTGTGTGGTATTACGGCACACTAGGCCGTTCGGCTTGGTTGGACTCACCATTAAGGGACTATCCTATGGCTTCTACATTAGGTAATCAGATTGTGTTCCATGAAGCGGCGGTTGATGACGGTACTACTAACCCACCTACTGCTATATCATCTTATGTTCAATCATCTGACTTTGATATTGGTGATGGTCATAACTATGGCTTTGTGTGGAGAATGATTCCTGATATTACGTTTGATGGGTCAACAACACCTTCACCACTAACACCGTCAGTTACTATGACTATGCGCCCAAGACAGAATCCGGGTTCACCTTATGGGACAGCCCCTTCACCTACGGTTGCGTCTACACAAAACTATGGCGCGCAAAATGTGTATAACGTACAAGAGTTTACTCAGATTATTTATACCCGAATACGTGGTAGACAAATGGCGTTTAAGGTTGCATCAGATACGTTAGGCACATCATGGCAGTTGGGCATACCACGTATGGATGTTAGACCGGATGGGAGACGCTAGATGAGTACAGGAACTTTAAGAGCGCCATCTTTACCGCTTGCGCCTGTTGAATATGATAGGCAATATCAAGACACGCTTAATAACGTACTGCGTCAGTATTTTTCTCAAATAGATAACCCCGGACCATCTGCTGCATCAACACTGCGCCCAAATTCAAATGTTGTAATTGCAGCATTAAATTTTAGTGAAGTAAATCAGTCTACGGGGTTACGCCAAATTAGCTGCCCAACACAGGTGGAGTACGGGGCAGGAAAGCTAAGAACTGGGGATATTTACTACGATACGTCTACGTATGTTCTTAAAATTGTGCCTTAAAAGCACCAAAAATGATACTATTGACAAAATTCTTTAAGGGTGCAATATGAGCATGCATCAACTAGCCCATCATCTTCAGAGCGCCGGACGTGGCGAAGATAAAGTCCTTGTACACATGACCCCAAAAGAGGTTAATGGTTTGCAAGCGCTTGCCATGGCTCACGGAGGTTCTCTGACAATTAATCCCAAAACGGGACTACCTGAAGCGGGTATATTGTCGTCTCTTCTGCCTATGGTAGCTGGCTTCTTCTTAGGTCCGGCAGGCTTGCAATTAACAGCTATGCAGTCAGCGTTGACTGTAGGTGCGTTAGGTACCGCAGCAACAGGTAGTCTAGGCAAGGGTTTTATGATGGGCTTGGGCGCTTATGGTGGTGCTGGATTAGGCGAAGGATTGGTAAAAGTAGGGGCGCCAGCAAATGTTACACCATCTGTAACAGATCCAACCTTAGGCGGGTTCCCACAAAATCAAACTTTAGCTAATGCAGGTGTAGGACCAAAAATAGCCCCTGATACCATTACCGGAAATACTTTAGGTGGAGCAGATACGTTTGGTAACGTAGCTAAAGAAGCTGGCTTAAAGCCGTTGAATTTAAATAATGTGCCTGCTGGAATGGGTCAAGGCAATCCAAACAGTATCATGTTTAAGGCAGCCCCAGAGGGATATATAACAAACACATCCCCAATGGGTAACTACGTAAGCAACATGAAAGCGGATATGTTAAATCCTATTCAGCCAAATGTTGTGCCTTCAGCCCCTACTGTTACAAATATGTCTCCAAAGTTAGATATTCCTCGTCCAGTAGATGCAGGATCTAATCTTTCTAGGGGCTTTGATCGCGCTACTAGTAGCTTTGAAGGTGCTAAAGAAGTATGGGACGCAACACCAAAAGGTACTGGTTATGGGTTGGCTGCTACTGGTATGAGCGCACTGCAAGCACAACAGGAAGAAGCTGCTAAAAAAGCTAAATCAAAAGCAGATGCACTAGCCGCAGAACGTCGTGGTTATATGCGCCCTTATGATTTTTCAACGGAACAAGACCCCCGTGCTTATGCAAACACATCGACAGCTGAAAGTAGATACTTTGTAGAACCAAGATTTACTGCCCGTCCTATAGAAAAAATTGCTAAAGAAGGCGGCTTGATGTCGTTGGCAGTAGGCGGTCCAGTAGAACAAATGTCTGCACAAAATGCGGTCGGTGCTAATACAGGGTATCCAATGGCACATCTTCAAACGCCTATGTATTCCAACCCTATGGCGCAACGTCCAATGTCTACTAATCTGATTAGCCCATCTGGTGATGCCGGTGTAAATACGTATAGTGGTGAACAAAGAATGGCTTTAGGTGGTACAGCGACTGCAAGTGCAAAGGCGCCAAGTTCACCTGCTAAATACACGTACGACCCTGCGACTATGCAGTACACCATGAATTCTTCCCCTACTACAGAGAACAACCCCCTTAATGGTATGTTTCGTATGACAGGGCTTGGTGGTTTTGGTGGTGTACTTCCTGAATTGTTGAAAAAGCTGAAACAATCTCAACCAACACAACAACCAACTGTGGGTTCAACATCTGGCGGTGTAGCAACACCTTACGTTCCACAAAACCAAGAAGTAATTACACAAACTCCTGCGCCTGCCATCAACATACCTGCATATCAAACCCCAGAACAGCAGTTAGGTTTGGAAGGTTTTTACAATAGAATGAGTGACCAGTTGGCAATGAAGGGTGCGCAGATGCAAGCGCAAGGATATGCGGATGGTGGCGTTGCTAGGTTTGGTCGTGGCGGCACTTTTGACCCATTAAACGCAGAGCAAAAAGCTAGGCGAGCATATGCAGCAGAACATGCACCCGGAATAATAAAAAGTGTTTCCGATGAAGAGTGGAATAGAGAAAAGAAATTATCAAATCTTTCCTTCCCATCTGCCGCATCATCCGCACCGTCATATAACTACAATCCTGCCACAATGCAGTACACAGACAATGCAGGTAAGGTAACTGGTGGTATGGCGCAACCATTTATGCCACCAATGATGCTCCAGCAAATGACGCCAGAGCAGCAGATTGGTTTAGGTGGGTATCAAGGTTACGCTGCGGGTGGTGGTATTTCACATTTAGGTGATTACTCTGATGGCGGTCGTTTACTGAAAGGACCCGGTGATGGCGTATCTGATTCTATTCCTGCTTCTATTGGTGATCGTCAGCCTGCTCGCTTGGCTGACGGAGAGTTTGTGGTACCCGCTAGAATCGTATCGGAAATCGGTAACGGAAGCACGGAGGCTGGAGCAAGAAAACTCTACGCAATGATGGATCGTGTACAGAAAGCTCGTAAGAAAACAGTGGGTAAAAATCAAGTAGCTAAAAATACTAAAGCAGACAAACTATTGCCAGCATGAGCTACACATTCCATTTAGGTAGGTTTAAAGAAACGTATGACGAACTTGAACCTCTATACCGCCAACATTATTTTGAGATGTGCGAGCGGTTGGCTAAAGACGGAATACAGTACCCGCCGTACAATCCACGGCTAGAAAAATACATACAGTCTGGCGACGAAGGTTGGTTGTTAACGTTTTTAATTAGATTAGAAGGTGTACCTGTTGGATATAGTAACGTTTATGTTACGCATGATATGCACAACGGCGATTTGATAGCGCAGGAAGATACGATTTTTGTTTTAAAAGAACACCGTAACGGCGTAGGTAAAAAATTAGTAAAAGTTATTCTTGAAGAATTGAAAGAGCGCGGAGTAAAAAGAGTTTTGGTCTCCGCTATGACTGACTTGCGTGTAGCTAAACTTTGGGCAAGAATGGGTTTCAAAGAAGCAGCAACGCAAATGATATATACATTTTGAGGTGAATTATGTGTTCAGCACCAGCGCCACCGCAACCAGCAACAAGCATGTCGCAAACAACCATTCCAGAATACGCACAGCCGTATGTGGAGAGGATGTTAGGCAAAGCAGAAGCGTTTACTGAAGCGCCTTACCAAGCCTATGGCGGTGAGCGTATTGCCGGGTTTACGCCACTGCAACAACAAGCACAGCAAAGCGTTGCTAACTTAGCGCCTTCACAGCAGTTGGGTCTTGGTACGCAGATGGCAGGTATCTCTGGTCTTAATGCGATGAACGCTGGGCAGAACTATCAGAACATGGCAACAAATCCATACGCAACTAGTGCGTATATGTCTCCATACATAGAGAATGCACTGCAACCACAACTGCGTGAAGCTGCTCGTACTTCTGCC